AATATAACCCAGTATTTACCACGACTTGAAACGTCGGGAATACCTGACGGTAGCCCGTAGTTCATGTTGTAAGTTCTGACATCGAACGGATTTCCTCTCCAGCCACCGTCGTAACCTTCTCCAGGTGCTGCGGAAAAGAACGGAGCATGTGACAGCAGTTTCAACATCTTTCCGACGCTCTCGTCATAATACAGATCATGCAAATCGCAGATCTTATCTGAAATGAAAGCTGGAAAGTTATTGTCCATTTGCTTCACGTCGATACCAATCACTTGCTTGGTGTTAAACCTGACCATCTTCTGATATAAATCGAGTGCGCCTGTATGGTGTAACGCGAACGAGAACCTCTTCAGACCGGCTTTTCTACGTGGAGTAAGTAGAGTTGTCAGAATATAGCCTATTGACGAAGATGTGGCAAAAACTGTTCTGACCCTGTTTGCCCAATGTCCCAGTATGCCTTCAGCTTCTAACTCTGAGACCTTATCTGCGATTATAGTGTTACCGTTCCACAGCCTAACTGGTCTGGGTTTTGGGGTAAGTTTGCCATCCTGCTTGATGCCTCCCTCTGCTTGCAGCCTCACCTGAAGTACGTACGCGAACCAAACGTGATACCGAGCTAACTCCTCCAGATTGTCTGCCATGATCAAGTCTCTAATTACACTAGACTTATCGTTCATGAAAGAGACTAACTCGCGTTTGAACTCGGCATCGGTGGTAAAGAAGGGAATCGATGTTGAAGAAATTTTTGCAAACCGAACGTTAACCTCTTCATCTTTCTCTTCCATCAGTAATTCAAAAACCATTTGAAATACTTCTTCAGCCTCAGTGCTCACAAACCCGTCAACATTAATTCCCTTCTCCCTCAGATCTGAGGTATTGTCCTTGGGTGGAATATCCGTCGGATTCGAGTAGTATCCCGATACAGTTCTCAAGGATGAGAAATCCGTCGTTATGGGGTGTCCGGTGGCAAAACCATCCACTATCTCCGGCTCTAAAAGCTCAGAGAGAGTATTATCCAGCTCTCTTGTCACGCGAAGATAGTTCGGATCGTTCGCAAATACGCCCTTCCCTTCATGTGAGAAGGTGGCGTTCGCTCTGGACTTAAATCGTCTGTTCTTCGCGCGATCACCGTTAATACCGACGAATGGAATCGGTTTCTCTGTGCGTTGCAAGAGATCTTTCTTCTCCGTCCTTTGTTCAGTTAATTTCGACTGTTCCTTCTTTGACAAAACCTCATTCTCGACAGTAGTCCTGTCTGGTTTCCTCCGGAAAGAAACGACCTTTCTGTTCTTTTTGTTGGACATGTTATGCCCCTTGAACAAATTGGTCTGAGATCAACTCTTCCTCCTGCTCGCTTTCTTGCTCTTTATCCTCTTCTGCTTCCCCTCCTCTTGACTCCGTTCCCTGAGTCTCTCCGGGATCGTAGCTTGCTTCAATGTCAGCGATGTTCACTACTCTAGGAAGTCCGCTCATCTCGCTGAGATAAGTGGTTGAAACGACTTCTTCTTCGGGAAGGAACAGTACCATGTCTATAGAAGATAAGGCCGCGACAGACCGGAGTATTCCAATCTGTGATGCCTTTGGCTTTACGAAAATGGCTTTGTGTTCGTACAATTTACCTAAGATCTCGAAAGAAGTTAGCTCCTCCTTTTCTAGATTATGAATGAAACTCGGCATATTTACCGGAGCCACAGTTTCTGACGTTACCATTAAAATGTAATCTGACATGGTGTTACCTCAACTTAGTTTAAGAAAGTATCATTTAGTGCCTAGAAGTCACCACCGGTGACTCATAGCCTCTTTTAAACGTGAATTAACTCGAAGCCTGACTTCTCATTAAAGTACGTAGTTTGAACGTTTTACCGAATAATGATCCGATATGCCTTACCAGTCTCCTCGACGTAGTATGTTCTCGACTTAGCGTCCACGCCTCTTTCAGGCTCTGCCTCCATCTTCAATCCCCCTCGGCTAGGAAGACCC